GGCACTGATGCCGTAACTTTCACAACTTTTGATGGCGGGACAAACTTTTACGGGTTTGTCGCTGGCAAGGGTATGACGAACTCATGAGGATAATACTATGCCATTAGGAGCAAACAAAGCCGCTTTAATGGGAGCATCTAATACTGGTGTGGTAACTATTGATGCATTCACTAGTTCTGACACATGGACTTGTCCAGCCGGAGTCACATCTGCTGAAATTTTAGTAGTTGGTGGAGGCGGTGGTGGTTCTGGTGAATATGGAGGTGGCGGGGGTGCAGGAGGTATTGTGCATGATACGGATTACACCGTCGTTCCAAGTACGGTTTATGACATAACTGTTGGTGGGGGTGGAACTGGTGGACAAACAAATAACGCTGATAATGGAAGCGATACCGTATGGAATGTAAATGCAGAGGGAAGCGGTCTTGCCTTTACAGCACTGGGTGGAGCAGGGGGTATAGGCGCAGCTAACTCCGATGGTAAAGATGGTGGTAGTGGTGGTGGTACATCCGCAAATTCTGCTTCTGGATATACAGGTGGATCGTCAACCCAAGCCAATTTTGCCGGGGCTACCTCTTATGGTAATGATGGCGGAAGAGGTAGTAACGGAACTCACTATGGTGGTGCTGGAGGTGGTGCTGGTGGAAATGGAACTAATGGTAGCGGGGAGGCAGCAACAGAGGCAACTGGACAAGCGGGAGATGGTGGTGTTGGTCGTTTGTTCTCTACCTTTGTGGCCCATGGAACTGACTCAAGCAATGTAGCCTCAACCGGGGCTAATGGCGGTTGGTTTGGTGGTGGCGGAGCTGGGGGTCAAGAGGATTGGAACTCAGCCGCCAATAATGCTGGTGGTCTAGCTGGAGTTGGTGGTGGAGGTCTTGGCTATAGAGGCTCAAACCAGTTTGGGAATGGTGGAAGTGGGCAAGCTAATACCGGTGGTGGTGGAGCAGGAAGTTGTACCTCAAACTATACCTCAGGAGAGGCCGGTAATGGTGGATCAGGAATAGTTTTAATCAAGTACCTCCTTTAAACTGATATTGCTTTTTTAATTAGGAAATAAGAAATGGCACATTTTGCAAAATTAGATGAAGACAGCAAAGTCACAGGTGTTTATGTTATACATAATAATGAATTACTTGTGGATGGAGTTGAGCAGGAATCCAAAGGAATAGAGTTTATAACCCAGTTGATGGGTGATGGAACTTATGTTCAAACTAGTTATAACAACAATTTTAGAAAAAATTATGCTGGAACCAGCTATTCTTATGATGCCGAGCGCGATGCTTTTATCTCCCCTAAACCATATGATTCATGGAGCTTGAATGAAGATACCTGCCTATGGGTTCCTCCGGTTCCTATGCCGGAAGATGGTAAGGCATATCAATGGAATGAAGAATCCCAAGAATGGCTTTAATTCCGATAGACCAAGTAGGGCAGATAGGCATTGTCAAGGATATTAATGCTTGGCAACTGCCAAACAACGTCTGGACTGATGGTAATAATATAAGAGCAGAGCATGGGGCTATACAGAAAACCCCCGGCTATAAGGAGGTTATGGCTTCCTGTCCTGTTGCACCTTACTATGTAACTAACTTAGTAGCTGGTACTACATCCTTCTGGGTTGTAGGAGGGCTAACTAAGATATACGTGCATAATGGCTCTGCATGGACTAATATTACTAGGCAGACTGGCGGTTCTGATGTAAATTATAATGCTACAGCTAAGGAAAACTGGACATCTACTGTATTAGGTGGTGTCCTGGTTATGTCTAATGGATATGATGTCCCACAGTTCTGGGCATTAACAAATGGTCTTCCAGTTATCACCACTAATATGGCTGATCTTAGTAACTGGTCTGCATCTACTCATTACCCTTTCTCTGTTAAAGCGTTTCGATCTTTCTTGGTTGCCCTTAATGTAACCAAGGCTGGAACAGCTTATACAAGTCTAGTTAAATGGTCGCATGAAGCAGGTACTCAGGCACTTCCATCCTCATGGGATGAAACTAGCGCAACGGTAGATGCTGGGGAGTATGAATTAGCTGACTCAAAAGGGGCCATTGTAGATGGCTTGCCCCTTGCTGACAAGTTTATGATCTATAAGCAGGACTCAATTCATGTTATGTCGTATGTTGGGTCACCATTTATCTTCGCATTCCGTCAACTATCTCCAAATATAGGAGCATTCTCTAAGAACTGTATAGCAGAGTTTGGTGACAAGCATTTTATTCTAGGGAATGGCGATATCTATGTTAATGATGGAATGAAAGTTCAATCCATCCTTCCGCACAAGATGAGAGATTACCTGTTTAGCAGCATGAATGGTGATGAAGCAGAGAAATCATTTGTTGCTGCTGACTATGGTGCTACTGAGATGTATGCTTGCTATGTATCTTCATCCAATGTAACTAATGTGCAGTGTGATAAAGCATTAGTATGGAACTGGGTGAACAATACTTTTACAGAGCGTGATCTTCCAGACTTAGGATATATGGCATTCGGTGTTGAGGGTGATCCACTTGCCTCTGCTTCATGGGCCGCTGATACCACCACCTGGACTACCAATACAAAGCAATGGAGTACGGCGGGAGCATCTTCCTTCTTTAATACCGCCGGTAAGTCGCTGGTGATGGCATCTCCCACTAACACAAAGATGTACAGGCATAACACCGGCAATCAGGAAGATGGAAGCAATATGACATCCTACATCGAAAGAACAGGACTAACTGTAGATGAGTCAGGACAGCCTAATCCATCAACAGTTAAGAAAGTTCTATCTGTATGGCCCAAGATGTCATCTTCTGACGCTAATACTGTGAACGTCTATGTAGGCGCACAGATGTCAACAGAGGAAAGTATTACATGGGAAGGGCCGTATACATTTAATCCTGATTCACAATCAAAAGTCCCTGTTAGAGTTACGGGAAAATATATCGGTGTGAAATTTGAATCGACTGGTGACCAAACATGGAGATTGGACGGCTATGCCCTGGACTTAAAAAATGCAGGGAATAGAGGCTCCAAGATGAACTGATGGCTACTCATGTTGACAGGGTAGAAAGGTCTGTAACCCATTATGAGCCAGGACCATTGCCGTTAAATAAAGAAGATTTAGACCAATATGTTGTGAATGAACTTAAAAGATTGGGAGATATACTGTTAAACCAAGCAACCTTCAGACTAGAGAGAATACATGAAGCGCCGTCAAGACCAAGAACAGGGGATATTAGATTCGCCGATGGATCGGACTGGAATCCAGGATCGGGCGAAGGAATTTATTGGTACGGTTCAAGCTGGAATAAACTGTAAGGTTGTTTTAATCCAACCTGATGATCTGGAGATGGTGTGGGATGAGGTAGTTCCATTAATCAATGCTGCCTTAAAGTATTCAGAAGGCGAGCTTCTTCCAGAAGATTTGATTGAGCCTTTGAAAACTGGAAAGATGCAGCTATGGGTTGCATTAAAAGATAATCATGTAATTGCTGCTATGATTACAGAGATTATAATATATCCAAGGAAAAGAGTATTAAGAGTAATCACAATAGCAGGTAAGGATGGTCGTGGTATGAGTAAGTGGTATGGCTTTCTTCCCCTTATCGAAGGGTTCGCGTTAAGTAATAACTGCTCATCCCTAGAAGCATGGACAAGAAAAGGAATGGCAAAGAAGCTAAAAGACTGGGAGCACAAATACATGGTGATTACTAAAGATTTGAAAGAGAGGATGCAATAATGGCAGTTATTAACCCTTATGATCCTGGGACTCCTGTTCCCTTGCCTACCTATGGTGGCTCTCTAGGAGACTGGTCTGCAATAATGAAGTTTAAGCCATGGGAATTACTTGATAGATACCAAGACCCTACGTTTAATCCTCAATGGCTCCCTTATCTTTCACCTTGGATAATACCAGAAGAAACTCCTGATCCTGATATACCTGTAATACCACCTTACGTTGCTCCTGAATGGGTTGACCCTGATAAAGGCAATGGAGAAAATGGTGATAATGGAACTGTTGTTAATGGTGGTCCAGGAGATATAATTTGGACCGATCCTGATACGGGAGAATCTATTGTCTATGGTGTGGATACAGGCGGCACAGGAACAGAAGATATCGAAGGTATAAGTACAGGAGCAGTAGTGGATGGAACCGAAGAGGGTTATCCTGGGGCTACAGATCAAGGGCTTACAGACGCAGTAACAGCACAGGCTCTTGCAGACGCTCAAGCATTAGCCGATCAACAGGCAGCAGAACAAGCATTAGCAGCAGAACAAGCATTAATTGACCAGCAAGCAGCGGATGACTTGGCCGCACAACAAATAGCGGATGCACAAGCAGCATCGGATGCTCTTATCCTTGCTCAACAAGAAGATGAAGAAAGGATGAGAAATGAAGCAGCAGCAGAAGAAGAAGAAAGAATAAGACAAGAAGAGGCAGCAGCTTTAGAAAAACAAAACCTTGAAGATTCAGCTTATGCCAGTATAAGTACAGATAAAGATCAATGGGGTAGAGAACATTGGGAATCACATGGTAAAAATGAAGGAAGAGATTTGCCTGGCAATTTTGGAGCTTATGTAGACAGCTATTCTGATTTAAGTTCTGCTTACACCTTGCTCGTGGTTGGACCCGACTCTGGTACTATACAAGAGCCTGATGATTCAGGCGAAACTATCCTTGGTGCTGCTAATACACCGCAATGGATTCAAAAGCCAGATGGCAGTTACGGATGGGTGTATCCTGGTACAGGAGGCATTGCTAGTACCGGACCTGTAGATGCTGGAACACAATTAGCTGGTGCTTCAGACTATCCTAGATGGGAACCATATAATCCATATGCTTCACTTACTCCTAGCAGTATGGGCACTTACTTTCGGGACCCTCCTACTACCCAAGGGGGAAGAATAGGCCTCCCGTGGACTTATCAGGAATGGCGGGATCATTATTATTATTAAGAGGCTTCATAAAGAGGAATAAATTATGTCAGGTGGAAGCAGAATAACTAAAACACAAACAGATCCTTGGGGCGTAATGCCTGGACCGCCAGGAGAAACATTTGAGTTTGGTGATCAGGAATATCTAACTTCAGATTACCCAGAAGGTATTGGTCAACTACCTGCGCTTGTTGGAGCTTTCGGTGCTGCTAGGAATTTATATGATGCTGGGCAATATGCTCCCTCATACTTTCCATCACAGACATATGCAGGGTTTGCTCCTGCTCAACAGGCAGCACAAGAGGCTATCACTGAGTATGCTACTGGTGGAATACCAGATGCATTAAGCGCAGCAGCAAGAACAGGTTTGACTGGTGGACTAGGTTATGGCCTTGGTAGGATGCAAAGAGGTGAAGACCTTGCTCAACCATTAACACAGGCTCAGTATTCTGGATTAACCCCTTTTGATGAGGGTCAGTATGGTGGCCTATTATCAGGTGATGTTGATTATACTGCTGGCCCATTTGGAGAGATGGCTTCAGCATATAGAACACAGGCCGAAGACGAGATGAATAAGGCTCTTGCAAATGTAAGAGGAAAGCAGGTTCTTTACCAGCCAGGTGGTGGAAGCAGGGGAGATATCTTTTCAGGCCAAGCAATTGAACAGGCGCAGAAGGATCTAAATAGAAATCTAGCATCGTTATATGGTGGTGCTTACACTAAAGCACAGGAAGGAAGAGTACCAGCAGCACAGCTAGGTATGCAAGCACAGCAGTATGGCATGGGTCTAGGTCCAGAAGGAGCCGCAGCAACGCAAGGATTCTTAGGGCAGTACCCATCTGTGATGGGCGCACCTCTAAGTATGGCCGGTGCAGTAGGAGATGTAGGCGCACAGAGAAGGGCCATGACACAGGCTGGACTTGATGAATCAATGGCAAGACACCAGTATGAATCTACCCGACAGCAGAACGCACTCCAGAACTACATGGCTGCAATCTCAGGAGAGTGGGGCGGAACAACTACAGCAACAGCACCAGGGCAGAGTCCTGTTGGTACATTACTTGGTGGATTAATCGGTAGCCAAATTCCTGGTATTGGTCCATTAATGGGGGCTGGGTTTGGTTCCCAGTTCGGGAGATAAATTATGGGTAGCTTACCAATGAATTGGAGCTTAGGCTTAGATAGACTAAAAGGTGCTTTAGGTACTGGCTGGGATTGGGCTGGTCAAAATATGGGTTGGTCTGGAATTTTAGGATCACCAGAAGATATACGACGTAAAATAGCAAAACAAAAAGAGATGGAAAGAGTGGCAGGAATTCCATATAGAGATGAAATAGCTGGATTACCAGTTACTAAAAGAATGCTTGGAGATCCCAGAGGGTCAGAATATACTGGTGGTTATGATAAATATTTAAGAGATAAATTGTCTGCTGATAAAAGTGAAGAGTCGGATTTTGATAAATATATGAAGATGCAATTCCTAAGTAAACTTATAGAGAGGCAAAAGGCACCTAGTGCTGGGTATCCTACAAGGGCCGGTACTGCTAGGCAACCTGTTGCTACTTCCCTTATGCAGACTTATCCTCAACGACGACAGGATGATCTATTAAACTTTCGTTATGGACGATCTTATGGGGGGATGGCATAATGCTTGCCGCTCTTAATCCGGCAACTTGGCCCCTTATAGGGGCAGGTGCAAGGGCATCAATGCCTTTATGGAGACTATTGGGAAGGGGAAGGTTTAATCCTTTTCGTCCTGGCGGTCAACCAACTTATCGCGGTAAGCCATTTCCAGAAGGTGCTACAACGGCAGCACCAATACGACCATCTCTTAGAACTCCTGGCGGTACTACATATAATCCTGATACTGGCCGTTATGGAACAGCATATGCAGGAACGACTCGTGGAGCACCGTATGTTAATCGCCCGTTGATGGACCCTAAACTTTATAATACAGGTAGAGCTGGTGCGCTTAATCCCCAAGCACATCCGTGGAGATTTGGTGGTGCAGCACTAGGAGCAGCAGCGGGTCTTCCTCTCATTATGGGCGGTGATGAAGAAATTCCTATGGGTATGCCCCTTCCTAGTCAGGCTGGTGGAGCAGGGCCAGGTTCATTCCTTCCGTCTGCTCTTGAAAGGTCTGAATCTGCAAGACAAAGATGGATGAAAAATCTTCAAACTGCGACAACATATGGTGGTATATTAGGCGCGATTGATCCCGATAAAAAAGAAAGCTTTAATAAAGATATATCAGAAGCAATGAAGCAAATGTCTGCATATACTCAGGATGTAGAACTATCTAAGATAACAGATGTGGCACTAAAGGCAGGTCAGACGCCAAGAGAAAGATACATGGCTATGATACGAGAAGGTGCTACACCTGAAGAAGCCGCTCTAGTTTCAGGGCATCAGGTTGAATTGATGAAGGCAGAGCAAACCTCTATGGGTGCTAAAGCGCAAGTCTGGGATCAGATTATGCAGACTCTTATGGCAGGTGATACACAGACTGCTGCTCTTATGCTTGTCCAGGCCTGGGGTACAAATCAGTTAGGTGGAGCACCAATGTCTGAAAACTTACAGGTAAGAATGGAGGCTGCTACTGCATTGCTTACAGGAATTGCATCAGGTGAGACATCACCCACTGCGCCAGGAGCGGGATCAGGTATTACAGATATTAGTTTAGCCTAATGCCTAATATTCAATTCAAATATAATGGGCAAGACTTCAAGGCTAATGTTACTTCTGACTTCTTAGAACTTGGTGAAGAGGAGCAGAGAAGAAGATTGGAAAGTGACCTTGTAAGTGAGCATGGTCTTAGAGCGAAGCCTACTGGAGAGAAAGGATTTCTCCATACCCTTGGTTTACTTGAGCGTCCTGCTCAAGCACTTAAGGTTGGTATAAAGGAAAGCCTGTTAGGTGGCAGTATGTTTAAGGCACTGGGTCAGATAGACCTTACGCCACAAGAGGGCTTTCTTACAGGACTCAAGCGTGGCTGGCTTGGTCAAGATGAAATAAGAACTCAAGACTTTCTCCCTGATGACTTACCAGGATGGTACAGAGGAGTGCTTGGGTTCGCTGGTGATGTAGTAACTGATCCCCTTACCTTTTCAGGTGGACTGATAGGCAAGGGGATTTATACTGCGGGTAAAGGAATCAGGGCTATGACTCCACGACCTGTTGCTCTTGCTTTACAGTCTGTCAAAGAATCTCAGAAGATGCAGGACTTTGCCAGAGCTTTGAATGTACCTCTTGGAGATGCCAAGAAGGTAAAGGGTATAGCTACTGAGTCTGGTAAGGTCAGCAGTGAGATAGAGCATGAGTTAGCCAGAGAGATACCAAAGTTAAGGCACTGGCTTGAGGGAAAGGCTAGAGCTACAGGTAGGTCTACTGAGACTGTCCATGCTGCCATGCGTAACTGGATGGATAGACGCAAGTTATTCACTGACCATAAAAAAAAGGAATTAACAAACAAATGGTACGAGAAGGATGGAAAAATCTATGCAGGAGATGGAGATAAATTAAGCAGAGAGAATCTTGTAATCCAAAAAGAGATAGATGATTTAAGAAAACGTACTGTAAAAGATATTGGTGAAGATGGTGTAGAGTATGTAGATAACTGGACAAATACTCTAGAAAGGATGTACTGGAAAGAGAAAGCAGATCGTATTAATGTTTCTATGACTATGTTTCGTCATTACTTTCCAAGAGAGCTTGCACCATATGGCCGAGAAGCAGTAGAGCAAAAAAGGTTGGCAGAAGAGTTCTTTCCTGCTGAGAAGATAGGATCACTTGATGATCCTGCTGTATTTTATCCTAAAGAATCTTACAAACATGGTAGATCACTTGGAGAAGTAGGACATGATGATATAAATGCAGAGATGTTCGCTACTATTGAAGGCACTGCTAAGCCTAATCCTGCTGACATTCCTATTGAGAAGCGGTTTTTCCATGGTGATCCTACTGTTGCTATTGGGCTACGCTGGGCTGCTGATGCAGCATCCAGGCAAAGACAGTGGTTTATAGATGAGGTTACCGACTGGGCTGTGGCTGGAAGAAAGGTAGGTGCATCAACTGAAGTAAAACCTTATGTTAATGTAGGGCGATGGGTAAGGAAAGACCCAGATAATCCTGAGTTATTTCAACAAAGGATTATGCAGAAGGGTGGCCCAACAGCTGGTATTGAGGACTGGGTTCCCCTTACTGAAGATATGGCGGGGTGGCAGACAGTCAAAGGCATCCCAAATAAGTACGTTAATGAAACAAAAATTAAGGAGTTAGCAGAACTTGATGCTAATACTGCACAGGCTATGGCATTGCTTAAAGGCGACAATGCAATGGATGCAGCCAAGAAGGGAAGAGAGGCTTTCAATAAAAGGTGGGCTGAGACAGACAAGGTAGAGATGGTCTTCAAGGCTCCGCGAAATGTAGCCAAGCAGATAGAGCAGCAACTAGATATTATGGGTGCTTCTGTTCCTGACCACGAAGGATTAAGGAAGTTCCTCAAGTTCTATGATGGTATTCAGAATCCTTGGAAGGCATGGACACTGGCAGTAAGACCTGCTTACCACACTCGTAACGCTATTGGCAATATATTCAATGCTTATATTGTTACAGGTCTGGGCGAGAATATACCAAAGGCAATAAGCACATTTAAGGACGCAGCTAAACTGCAATACTATGCACGATGGGAAGGCAGTGACCTAATGAGGAGACAGACTGTTGATCGTCTCAGAGATATGGAGAAGGGAGCGCAAACAAAGTTTGTAGAGTCATTGCCAGAAGTGAAGGATGCAGACTGGCTTGCTGCTAACTATGCTGATACCAGATACTCTATGCGTGAGATATCAGATGAAGCATTGAATCGTGGTATTACCTCTGGTCACTACCATAAAGATATAAACAGAGATGCTGTAAATAAGATAGAGGCAGCTTATGGTGTTGGAGAAGGTGGAAGAATAGCAAGAGCACTAGGTATGGATAACCCTGCTGTTAGGGCTGGCTTTGCTTTCGGTGGTACGATTGAGGGTAATGCCAGGTATGCTGTCTTCTTGAATACTTTGAGGAAACTCAAAGCAGGTGACGATATGGAATGGATTGCGCCTGATGGCAGGAAGATAAAGATATCAGAGTTCGATAATCCCAAGCATGAATTCTGGACTAGAGATATGAAGGAACTTCCTGATGGCAAGTTTGAAAGACAGTGGCGTCGGATGAGTAGGCGTGATGCTGAGTTTGATATAGCATCCAATGAGGTTAAGGCTGCACTCTTTGATTACTCTGATCTCTCTGTGTTTGAGAGGAACTGGATGAAGAGGCTCATGCCATTTTACACATGGTCGAGAAAGAACTTCCCTGTTCAGATTAAGCATCTTGTTCTCAATCCCCAGAGGGCAGAGAAACTACACCTTGCTAAAGAACAGTTCGAGTATGAGACTGGTGACCTGGACTACTCAGACTATGGTGCATTCTGGGGTAAGCGAGCACCTGTATTCTTAGGCAAGGAAAGCAAAGGAGTTATCAAAGCCTTTACCCTTCTGAATACTATTCCATTGGCAGAGTTGCAAAGAATTCATAGCCCTAGAGAACTAATAACTGAGATGATATCTCCTTTACCGAAGGAACTCTTTGAGCAACTTGCAAACTATGATACCTTTAGGCAAAGACCTATCACAGAATACAAGGGTCAGAGTAAGGACTTCCTTGGTGTAGCCCTTCCTCCTAGATTGTGGAAATTAGCACAGCTTATGGTTCCACTGGGTGAGATAAACAGGCTTAATCCTGGTGGTGTCTTTGGCAAACAGTTAGTTGATCCTGTTACTGGTCAACAGACAGTGACTAGAGGCTGGGGTGGCTGGGGAGCAATGAGAGAGAGTGGCCCTTCTGATATAGCTGAAGCAGCCAGGTGGTTAAGGTTCTTCTCTGGCGTTAGAATATATGATATTAACCTTGACAAGCAGAGATACTTTATGAATAAGAATCTGCGCCGAGACTTGACTGACCTGAAAGGTAAGTTAAAGTGGGCACAAGCAAGAGGAGAAAACAGACGAGCAGAGCAACTACTTCTATTGATCGAAGCTGTACAAAGACAGGAGGAGTTTGATCCAATGCTTAGAGGACGATGAAAAAGTTATGTGCTATGGCAGGTGGTACTAAATGGGAAATCATTTCCACTGAGGAGAAGATTGAGATATGAGCAACGGAAACCAACTGAATAAGAGCATATCTGTAGGACACATCGTAGCCACGGTAGGTTTAATAGTAGGTGGTTTCGCCTTCATTTATGATCTACGGGAGAGTGTAGCAATACAGGCGTTTCAATTAGATTCGGTAGAGGATAGATTAGAAAGAGTAGTACAGCGCACAGACGATCAGTTTGGTGAAATCATGGATCACCTTATTCGATTGGAAGAGAAGTTAGAT